AACTGTCAGCCCTTGGGAAGCTGATATGATACATTAACAAAAAGGAGTATAATACTCCTTGAAAATACCAATTCAACAGGAATATTATTTCCTGTCATATGATGCAGCATCTTCTACAGATACTACTACACCGTTTATAATGGTGAACATAATATTAATCTCCCATGTCTATTGAAAAGGATATTTTTTGTTTTGTATCACACATTAAGGTAGAAGAACCAGAGTAGTTTTTAAATACTGTGGTATAATCTCCTTCTGGTACTTTTATTCCAGCATTTAACCAACCAAGATGTATAATACCCTGGTTAGTTAAATCTGTTAAAGCCTCGGTATAAGTATGATATTGTTTTAATAATACTTCCATATTATTTAATAATAACATACTTCATTCTGTGAATATATAAAGTATCACCAGTATGATACATTGTATCAACACTAATAAGACTTACATCATCACTCACTCTATTAGTAATAGAATGGAATCTTTTTGCTCTAACTTTTTTATCGTCAGAGCATGATACTAGCAGCACTCCCACTGCTAGTACAGTTAAAAATCTTTTTACCATTGGTTATTGTGAGAAAGAAAACTTTGGCTATAATTAATAATTAAAACAACAGTCAAGGAATAGCATTAACTTGAAAGTTGAGTGATATATGTTTATAGTGATTATCAATCACTTATATTCAATGTCTTAAACCAATCTTGCACAGAGAGTGAACAGTCTTACACTGGAGAGTGTACAGTCTTGAACTTTTGAAAAAAGGGTGGAGGCCTTGCGGCCCCCTTCCCTATTACCCAAACAGGTCATCGAAGGTAATCCTGTTACCTCCGTCACCAATCCTGGATATCTTGATTCTCTCCTCCCCGTCCATGGTATAGATGGTGATTTGATGTTTAGATATCAGGTCTTTGTCCACAAGCTGACCTTTGGTGACATTGGCAGCAGCACCTACACTGAAGTAGATGTTTGTTGCCTGATTGCCAGCATCCATGAAAGTCAAGAATGGGTAAGTATTCTTGTTTTCACGGACATCTTTGCAGATTTCTACAAAGCCAAACTCGGTCATGAACTGTTTAACTGAAATGTTTCTCATAGGTTTGTTGGTTAAAATGAGATTGAACATAATGCAGGAAGCCCTGCACGGCAAAGCTAGGTAATAGGGGGACTTCTAGATTGGGATATCCAACAAACTCACACATTAAAAAATTTTTTTTAAAAAAAAATAAAAAAATACCCCCTCAAGTAAGACTTAGGGGGGTATTCAACTAAACTAAAAATGATAAAAATACAATACCAGAGTTTCCTCCAGTACTATTACAGTACAAAGGTATAAACTTTTTACAAACTGTAAAATAAAATCTTACTATTCTGTAAAAACAAAAAGGTAGTAACTTAGTTACTACCCCTGATTGCATATGCTATACAATGCTTCTTAGATTCTAATTAATTGAGGTAATGAAACTTACCTATAGGAAAAGGAATACTTAAATTTATAATTAAGTTATTTAATTAATTATACGAAAAATAATTAACTTTATCTTCCTTGTCCTGCATAAGGTTTCTTATACCTCTTACTACCTTTAGACAAACTATCTTTCTTAGCATGTCTACCAAGAGATACTTTAGGCTTCCTCTTGAAGGTGTTCTCCGTTACTTTGTTCTTTGCCATAATTATCTAATAAATGTTTTATTCTTTCTAAAGTCTTTTGAGTACCCTCCTCCCCTTTAATACTATCTAAGAAACTCTTATTCTTCTTAAGGAAAAGATCATACTCTTTCTTCTGTAATTTTTCCATTTTTCTCCTGTATTGCCTATTCATAATATTTTTGTTTATATTTGCAAGTAATAATACGAATAAATATGAAAAGTATAAAATTAAAATTACTAGTTTTTGAGGATTCTCTTAAAGATGCTAAAGGAAAGACTATAACACATGATGTTGCAGAGATGTTAAGAGAAGTTGGAGAAGAAGTTATAGAGGGAGAAAACTTAGCTTATAAGAATATTACCTTTGCTTTTAATACTCTTCCCCCCTTTATCCTTATAGGTGGACAAACCTCCCCTTTAACTGAGCATACTTTCACTATTATGCAGGGCTTAACTGAGGATATTATGTTTAACTTCTTAGAAACCCCAGAAGAGATAATGTCCCTCATTAATAAAGCTGAGGAAGAGTACTTTCAACAAGAATTAAATTCCTTACAACTTAAGATACCTTTTGAAAATGGAGAAACAAAGATTAATAGCAGTGAGGGGTGATACATACCTCAACTATATGAGGGTAATGTCACTAAACTTTAACCTTACTGAGACAGAAATAAAGGTAGCTGCTGAATTACTTAGGGAATATGAGTCCTTTAATGAGCAAAGTACACCAGCTATTGCATGGGAATTGCTAAACTCTCCTAAGACTAATAAAAAGATTAAGGATAAACTCTCTCTTAAGGATGCTTCTTACAATAACATTAAAGCATCTCTTAAAAAGAAAGGCCTCTTAACTACTTCTGGCTTTAGAAATGGTATATACTTAGCAGATATCAAATTTATCTTTAGTGAGACTTAATCAAATTATTAAAGAAGTAGCTGAGAATCTGCAGATTCCGTACAAGGATGTTAATGCTGTTGTAAAATTTGCATTTCTTTCTGCTGGGAAAGCTATGAAAGACAAGAAACCTAAGGTAACAGTTAGGTATATTGGTACTTTTACTAAAAAACTCTCTAAGAGAGAGGTATATAAGAAATTTAAGAAGTTAAAGGATGAAAATAATTGATGTAAATGGAGCTAGTGTTACCCTTCATGAGGCTTGTCTCTTAGTTCCAGAGTTTAAAGCCTTATATGAGAAGAGTAAGAAAGATAATGGTATACAACTTTTTAAGTATGTATACCTATTTGCTGATTATAACTCTCCTTATAGAGCTTATGATGAGGAACAGAAGATAGCAGCCCTTAATAAAGATCTAGAACTTGCTCTTACAGATGATCTTAAGGCAGCTATTGAGAAGTATAAAGAACTTAATTACAGCTTTAACATGAGATATCTTCAGGATGCTATACATGCTGCCAATCAAACTAGAGCATACTTTAGAAATGTAGAAATGTAGCACAGAATAAGGTTAGAGCAGGAGCAAAGATTAACAAATGGGAGCAATAAGGAATAAGAATGGTATCTGGGTTAATACAGAACCCTTTAGAGAAGCTGGTAATAGGTTTATTACTACTGGCAGATATACTGATGCTCTTCCTGGAACACTAGAATTTGATAGATTTTGGGATCAGGAGTTTACTAGGTGTATGGAGGGCTATGAAGTCTCAGGTGCTAAGATTACTGGTAAACATTATTTCTATCTAAATTACTGTCTTATTAATAAAGTAAATCTTACTGATGATAATAGAGGTAAGAGAAAGGTATCTAAGGGATTCCTACTTCCAGACTTTTGGGATGGTGACTTTGAGTACTTCTGGTTTTTAGAGATAGCAGAGAATGGTATAGATCCATCCTTAATCCCAACCTTACACCTGAATAACAAGGTCTTATGGACAGAGGGAGGTAAGAGTATGATAGTAGGTAAAGCAAGAAGAAGAGGTTTCTCTTATAAGAATGCTGCTACTATAGCTTGGGAATATACCTTCATTAAGAAAAGTCTTACCCTTGTTGCTGCTTATGATAAGAAGTATCTATTCTCAGAGATTGGTATTTTTACTAAGGTAATGGATATGCTTAACCACTTGAATACCAATTGCCCAGCTTTTAAGAGAAGTAGATTAGTTAATAAGATAGCTGATGGTAGAATTAAGAGTGGTTATATAGAATATACTGATGATGGTACTGAGCTTTCTAAAGGACATCAAAGTGCCATTACCTGTGTATCCTTTATGAATAACCCTGATGCTGCAAGGGGAGCAGATGCGTCTAAAATTATTACCTTCTATTAAGGCTGGTGATTACTATACTGGGATGATGATTGTCTTTGGTACTGGTGGTGATATGGAAGCAGGTACTATTGACTTTGCTGAGATGTATTATAACCCAGATAATTATAATATGATGCCCTTTGAAAATGTATGGGATGAGGATGGATTACCTGAGAAGAGTACAGGTTTTTTCTTTCCTATGTATCAGAACTATGAAGGTGCTTATGATAAGGAAGGTAACTCAGATATACCTAAGGCTAAAGAGCTTTTGACAAAGCTCAGAGAGAATAAGAAAGCTAAAGCAAAGAGCCCTGAAGAATACCTTAGACATACTACTGAGTATGCTTGGTCTCCTGCAGAAGCTTTCCAAATTATCTCTAATAATGTATTCCCTACAGAAGACCTAAGAAGACAGCTAGGTCTATGCATGACTAAAGATGAGTATAAGGGTATCTGTGGTAGAATGGCTTATGATGAGAGAGGTAATCCTGAGTTTGTACCAGACCTGTCCCTCAGGCCTTTAGAGTATAGAGATAAAACTTTAGACAAGAGTGGATGTATACAGATTTGGGAAAAACCAACCCCAGGTACATCGTATAACTTATATACTGGAGGACTAGATCCATATGCTACTGATGAAGCTAATTATAGTGAGTCACTTGGCTCACTCTTTATCTTTAAAAGGTATGCTATTGGTGAGGAAACTCATGATCTTCCAGTAGCTGAGTATACAGGTAGGCCACAGAACTTTAAAGAGTTTTATGATCAATGTATTCTCTTAATAGAGTACTATAATGCAAGCTGTTTATATGAGAATAACATCAACAATTTCAAAACTCACTGTGAGAACAAACATAAGTTACATTTACTATCCAGAACTCCTAGTATTGTCAAGGCTGCATCTAATCAACATTCCAATACCTATGGAATCAGAGTTGTCGGCAATTCATATTCCTCTGTTAAGAATGAACTCATTACCTATGTAAATAACTGGTTAAGAGAAGAGTATGAAGATGGTAAGAGTAATGTATATAAGATAAAGAGTGTAGGATTATTGCAAGAACTTATTACTTATAATAGTAGAGGTAACTTTGATAGATTTATCTCATTCTCACTATCTCTTATTAGAAGTATAGAGTTAACTAGAATACAACCTGCTTTTAAAGACTCGTATAAGAGGAATGGCAGAGATTTTTTCTCATCCAAATTATTTAGTAACTAATGATTCCACCACTTCCAGAACAACGAGTACCTCAGAGGACTAAGGAAACCCTAGATTGGCAAAAGAAATGTATTATTGCCCTTGTAGGTAGAGCATACTCTAATCTCTCAGGAAGTAGAACTTCTAGAGAGGCTAAACAAATTAATTATGACCTCTTTAACTCTATTGTCAACATTGAGGACTTTAGCTATGTAACTAAACCTTATGGTGTTGATATACATGATAGCATTGGCAATCTTCCTGCTAATTTCCAAGACTATAATATTGTGCGCAGCTCTGTTCTGCAACTGGTGGGGGAAGAACTCAAGAGGCCTTTTACCTATAAAGTTGTCTCTACTGCAGGGCAAGGCTTTAACCAATATCTTCAAGATAAAAAAGAAGCTTTAGAGTTTTCCTATCTTGCTATTCTTAAAAATAAATTAGGAGAACAAGTAGAAGCAGAAACACCTAAAGAAGTTGAGGAATACTTTACTAACTCTTATACAAACAATATAGAGATTACTGCAAACAAACTTTTACAGCATCTTGAGAAATCTCTTAAACTTAAGAATCACTTTATTAGAGGTTTTCAAAATGCACTTACTTGTGCAGAGGAAGTATATTATGCAGGTATCTTTAATAATGAACCTGTCTTA